CAGCAAGCCCTGGAGGCTCGCAGGCGTCGTTTCAGGACGCTATCACTCCCGCAGTGGCGTCCGGTATGGCTGAGCGTGAGCAGGCGAAGACCCTGAAGCTTCTGGACGAGCAGATTACGAAAACGCGGAATGAGGCTGATTCCGCGAAGTCTCAGGCCTTCATCGATCGGAGGGACGCCGACGAGCGTCAAGCGCGGTATGGGTATTACTTCTCGCCTGATGGCGCTGCGAAAGGTCCTCTCCTCGAGCTTCTTCGCTCTGAGCATGTGGCGAAGGTGGCGAGCTCGCAGCGCGGGGCGGCGGAAGCCGACCTCGCGCGTTTCTCTGTCCCGGAGCGTAAAGCGATCGCGGACCTATTCAATCGTGTCGGTGGTGGTGGTAAAGCAGGCCAAATGCTCCTGCCTCTCCTGTCGACACTCATCCAAAACCGGAGGTGACGGTGAAGGTGTTCAATGAGGTGCGGCGGAAGCCGCGCGTCCAGACGGAGTTTCTCGACGAGTCGTTGACCGTGCAGTCGGATCGGTTCCGTTCGGAGATCAAGCACATCATGACCCGGTTCGAAGAGACGGGCGTGATGGCTGGTATGCGCGAGGTGGATCTCGCGTTTCGTGACGTTTCTCAGTTCTCGGATTTCGCGGAGCTCATGCGGGAGGCGGAGGACGCGAAGCAAGAGTTCATGCGTCTCCCCAGCAAGGTCCGCGAGGTGTTCGGTCACGATCATTTCAATTGGCTCGATGCTGCGCATCGGCCTGAGGCTTTCGCTCGGTATCGCCCAGCTCTGGAGGAGCTGGGCGTCCTGGAGAAGGTTGCGAAGCCGTCGGAGCCTCCGGTGGCTCCGGTGCCTCCTGTGGAGGCCTAGCCTCGATTGCGAGGCTGTTACCGCCCGCAAGGCGGTGCGGGCCCCCTTCGGGGGGCCCGCTTTGTTATGGCCCAGCTGGGCCGTCTGCACATAGTCCTAGCTTGTCTACTATGTGCCCACTGAAACCTATTTTCAGTGTTATGCAGCCGTCAGGCTGCTCTTTGCGTCCGTAGGACGCTCAAGCTGACCCGAGCCAGGGAGCCCCAACGCGTAGCGTGCGTGCGCGAGAAACGCGCGCGCGCGGTGCGCGATCAGGGCGACCAATGCGAGGGTCTTATTGCGTTTGCTGGCTTGCCAGCTCAATTTTCAATCTCGGAAGGGTTCATGGTTCCTTTTCAAGGTTGGAGGTTGCTATGGCATCGCGTCAGCGCATGTCTCGGAGGGCTTCGAAGAAGACCTTTCTTAAGGGGGTCAACAAGCACCACGGGCGGAATCGCTCCGGTGGTGGCTATTGGCTCCGTGGGGGGATTCGGCTATGAGGAAGTTCCTTTCTCGCGCGTCACACGCGCTTGGATGGGCTCTGGCCATCGTTCAGTACATTCTCAACGCTCTCCCCCCTCAGTAGGCCGTATGGCCTGCTATCATCCGTCGAAGATCGATGTGTTACGCAAGGCGAGTTCAGAGTCGGCCCGGAGGGCTGACGCCGTTACGGGGCCTTGTGGGTCTTGCCCCGGGTGTCGTGTGGATCAGGCTGGCCAATGGGCAGGGCGTCTCATGCACGAATCGGAGTATCCCCTGGCGCAGCTCGATGGTACTCCCCGAGCAAGTTGGTTCTGTACGTTGACGTACGCGGATATGCCTCTTTACGGCTCGTTGGAGCCGGAGGATCCGCGGCTGTTTCTCGCCCGTCTCCGCAAGCGGTTCCCGCCAAGGACTCTGTCCTACTATCTGTGCGGAGAGTACGGCGAGACGTCAGGTAGGCCGCATTATCATGCGTGCCTTTTCGGTCCGCGCTTCCTTGCGCGTGAGCGTTTGACTGAGCGCCATGGCGCTCCGGTCTGGTTGGCCGACGCTCTCCAGGAGGCCTGGGGTCATGGATCGACGGAGATGACCCCGTTGACCTATGCCACGGCTATGTACGTGGCGGGTTATGTGCGGAAGAAGGTTCGTCAGAGGGACGACCCGGAGCACTATTGGCGGGTGAACCCGCTGACTGGTGAGATCGTGTCGATCGCACCGGAGTTTGCGCGGATGTCGCGCTCCCCTGCCCTCGGTCGAAGGTGGATTGAGAGGTTCTGGCAGGATGTGTACCCGCGTGACTTCGTGGTCATGGATGGTCGCGAGCGGAAGCCGCCTCGCTATTACGACAAGTGGATGGAGACCCACCAACCGGAGGTTATGGACCAGGTACGTCATCAGCGGTACGTCGATTCTGTGGAGATCGGCGACGAGAAATTGATCATGAAGGAGAAGGTTCACAGGGCGCGGGTGGCCCACTTCGAGAAGAGGAACATCATATGAAGATGGAGATTTTCACCGTGTATGACTCGGCGGCACGTCGTTACTTGGAGCCGTTCACGGCGGCGACCGTGGAGGTCGCAATCAGGATGTTTCGGCAGATCGTGAACACGCCGGATCATCAGTTCAACAAGTTCCCGGAAGACTACACGCTCTTCCATGTGGGTTCGTTCCTCCAGGAGGACGGCACCCTGGTGGCTAACGACACGCCCTATTCGCTGGGTGTCGCGCTTACGTACATCGACCGGCCGCGTTTGATGGCGGCCGAGGGTACGAACGATGCGTGACATGGTGCAGGTGCGCGGCGGAGCTCCGAACCGCTACCAGGCCCCTCAGGCGCGTTATGGGCGGTCGCAGTTCGACTTGTCGCACAACCACAAGACGACGTTCGACGCGGGGCAGTTGATTCCCTACCTCGTGCAAGAGGTCATTCCCGGGGACACGTTCACGTGTAAGCTGAACGCGTTCGTGCGGATCTTCTCGCCGCTCGATGCTCCCATCATGGACAACATCTCGGTCGGCATCGACTACTTTTTCGTGCCGAACCGGCTCCTGTGGAGCAACTGGGAGGCGTTTCTAGGCGCTCACGACGCGAAGGGCGCGCAGGACACCGACTACACCGTCCCGATTCTGGCGGACGGGTATACGGTGGTTTCGTCGGATCTGCTGAACTACATGGGGCTCCCCATCGGGGTGCAGACTGCGCCGACCGAAGTCGTGGCGCTTCCGGTGCGGGCCTATGGCCTGATTTACAACGAATGGTATCGCGATCAGAACCTCATAGATGAGGTGACGGTGGACCTGACGGACGGTCCCGGTGCGTTGGGGTCCGGGTACTCGTTGTTGAAGTCGGCGAAGCGGCCGGACTACTTCACGACGGCGCTTCCCTACCTCCAGAAGGGCGACGCGCAAGCGGTCGCGCTGACGGGCATCCTGGAGGTGTATCACGAAGGGAGCTCCGCCGATCCGGTGGCGGTGTATAACACCGGTTCATCACAGTATCGGGACCTCAATTCGTCGGGCGCAGATTTAGCGCTCGACTCTACGCAGGCGGTGGTCTCTGAAGTGCTGCGTGTCAACTTGGCCGGTGGTACCGGTGCAGCGACGGCGTTCGGTAAGGTGGACATCAACGCGTTGCGTGAGGCTGCGGCGATCCAGAGGCTGCTCGAGCGTGATGCTCGAGGTGGTACCAGGCACCCGGAGCTCATCAGGGCGCACTTCGGGGTTGATGTGCCGGACTACCGCACGCAGCGGCCCGAGTATCTGGGCGGCTCGAACGGTTGGGTGAACGTGTCGCCGGTCGCGAATACGTCCGGGACGGCGACGGAAGATCAAGGCCAGCTGGCCGGTGTCGGTGCTGGTCGGCTCACGAGCTCCTGGGCGAAGTCGTTCGTGGAGCACGGTTGGATCCTGGGACTGATGCGGGCCAGAGGTGAGGTCTCGTATCAGCAAGGCGTCGACCGGAAGTGGTCGAGGTCGACGAAGCTGGATTACCTGTGGCCTGAGCTGACGAATTTGGGTGAGCAGCCCATTTACAACCGTGAGCTCTTCATCGCCAACACGAGTGCTGACGACGACGTGTTTGGGTATCAGGAGCGCTATGCGGAGTACCGCTTCTCGAAGAGCCTGATAACGGGCAAGTTCGCGTCAGACGCGTCGGGTTCGTTGGACTTCTGGCATCTGTCGGAGGACTTCAGCGGGACGCCGACGCTCAATCAGACGTTCATCGAGGATCAGACCCCGATGAGTCGGGTGACGACGGTGGACGATGAGCCGGACTTCATCATTGACGGTCGGTTCGATCTCCGGGTCGCGCGAGTGCTCCCGGTTCGCCCGACTCCGTCACTCGCTCCGGCGAGGTTCTAAGTGGGCCCCCCGGCTCCGGGCCCGCAGGGGCCCGGCGCCCCCGGCGGTTCCGGGGGTATCGGTCAGTGGCTCGGCAGCAATGCCGACTGGCTCATCCCGACGGCGGCGTCGCTGTTCGGTGGTGAGCGGTCGAATCAGGCGAATGCCGAGGAGGCTGCGCGTAACCGTTCGTTTCAGGTGAACATGCGTAACACGCAATGGCAGGCGGCTGTGGAGGACATGAAGGCCGCGGGCCTCAACCCGGCCCTGGCGTACTCTCAAGGGCCGGCAGCAAGCCCTGGAGGCTCGCAGGCGTCGTTTCAGGACGCTATCACTCCCGCAGTGGCGTCCGGTATGGCTGCGCGTGAGCAGGCGAAGACCCTGAAGCTTCTGGACGAGCAGGTTACGAAAACGCGGAATGAGGCTGATTCCGC